ATCAACGATATGCGCGGCGGAGAGGTGTTCTTCGCCAAAGCTGCATGGGTCTCCAAGCAGCCCACGCGCACCTATGGCAAGGATACAATCAACCGCGAGTGGACTCTTGAAACCGGTCCCGCTCGTATGAGCTTCGATCAGTACAGCAACTATACAAGCGGAGAAGGCTACAACAACCAGAACACCGTTTACGCTAATTAACAAGAAACATCCGCCTACTGAGGCGTACTAAAATATTGAGGTACTTATGAAACAGTTTGACGTTCACGACGTAACCATCGGAGAGAACCAGTTCCACATCTTCCCCTTCCCGGCAATGAGAGCCGCCAATCTCTCCGCCGAACTTATGAAGACGCTCGCGCCTATTGTCCCCGTTATCGCAACCATCATGGGCGGAAAAGAGAACATTCTTTCTTCTGACGCTTCCTCCGTTGTCTCCGCTCTGCAAACTATCGACGGTGACAAGCTCGAAAACCTTCTCACCAAGCTCCTTATCAGAGATAGAAATGTCTCCATTGAGCAGAACGGTAATGCCGTCCCCCTCACCGAAAGCATCATCAACGAGGTCTTCTGCGCTTCCATCGAAGACCTCTATGCTCTCGCCATCGAAGTGATTAAGGTGAACTACGGCGGTTTTTTCGAGAAGCTCGGTCTCCAATATGGCAATGCAGGAGACCAATAAGCTCTGATAATGAACTCGACTATTATGGGATATTAAACAAGGATTCTTTTTCAGAGCTGGATTTGCGAATGTATGTTCTCATTCAGAACAAACTTGCTTCTATGCAGGAACTGAAAGAATATTACACCCTTGATGAAGCTCTCAAACTCTACGCTTTGTTCCAGATGTCAGAGGACATCAAGAGAATCCAGCTCGAAGATATTGAACAGGAAAGGGGGGATCGTAGGTCGTGACTATCCGTGACCTATTCGTTAGTATAGGATTCAAGGTTGATACCGCTTCTGAAAAACGAGTAAACGATCACATCGACAATATCAAGAAGAAATTAGCTTCGATCTCTGATACCCACTCTTCCGGTTCTAATTACGTTGAATTGTTCAGACAGGCAGGAGAAGCCGTAGACTCCCTCTCGGAGAAGGTGGCTCTTGCTGGCTCTATTATGGAGGATTATGCGGAGGCGGCAACAAAAGCTGCTGAAAGAGTAATGGCCGCTTTCAAGGACACACCGAATATCTTCCAGAATATCACAGGGCAGTCCAACGAGAACGCACCATTTACCTCTGAGGAATTAAAGAGTTTCTTCGAGCAGACGGAATCCCATATTGAGGACATCGGAGACAGACTCAACGACTCCATGTCTTCTCTGCGGAATGAGTTCGATTCCATTCACCTTACTTCGCTGAATTTCAGAGCAAATATGATTGACATAGAGGGGATTCTCAGAAGGATTCTCTCGCTCGGTGCTTTGAAGCAGGCGGCTTCTATCGTAGAAGACTTCACGCAGGTGAATCTGAAACTCGGCTCTACGGCAGAGTGGCACGGAGAAGACGCTTCCAGAGCGCAAAAGACCGTTCTTGACGCCGCACAGGGAATGAGAACGGACTACAGAACTCTTGCGAATCAGACAACGAGGTTGATGAACTCAACATTCGGAGAGGTTCAGAGTTCTTCTGGTGCAACCGACTTCATTGGAACCCTAACGAGGGCTCTGAAAGCAAGTGGGATGACCTCTGCTGAATCAAATTCTATTGTTGATTCTGTAACGTCGGACTTGATAAATCTGCGCACAATTTCCGGCAGCACATTTCAAAAGATTTTCTCGGAAGCACCACAAGTCGAGGATTACTTCAGAGCCGCATATCCGGGATGGAGCGAGGTCTCGCTTCGCAAGATTCAGCAGGGCGGAGAAGTCATAAACTTCCACGAGTTCTATGACATCATTATGTCCAACGCGGACGATATTGATGCGCGGTACTCAAAGGTTAAATTCACCATTACAGACGCGCTCACCTATATCAAGAACGACTTCGGCTACTTCCTCAATGAGACTGATGACGGTTCGAAAATTCTCGAAAATATTTCCAGATGGCTTGTTGAGTTATACAACGCAGGGAAGAATATTCTCGCACCTGCAGCTGAGAAGGTCACTCAGCTGATAGATAAGCTCGGCGGCATAGTTCCCGTACTCAAAACCATACTCGGCGTGATGATTGCCATAAAAGCCGTGAATATAGTTACAGGTATAATCGGCGGAATATCGAAAATACCGGATGTGTTGGGTAACACCTTTAATAACATCGGTTCTATTTTTGGTGGCTTGAAGACCGGTTTCGGTTCTCTTGGTGGGATCATCAAACACCTTCGCACTGAAGCTGCCTTTGCTGGCGGGTTTGGGAAAATGACAGTGAAGAATTTTGCTGTCGGTGCTATGGGCGGGAACATGCAGGCTCTTGAAGCGGCCGGTCAGATGTTCGGAGGCGGCGGTGCCGCTGCTGTTGGCGGAATGTCGCTCGGTACTGTAGCAGGCATAGCCGCTGCTGTTGTAGCCGCGATAGCCGCGATTGTCGATTTCGCAAAGTTTCTCAAAGGAGACGGCAGTGTTATAGGCACTGTTATGGAGAAACTTGGCATGGACATCGAGGATGCCCGAGAGAGGGCGCAAAATGCAGTTGGTGGCCTTATGGCGAGCATCAAGGGGCTGTTTTCCACTGTATGGGAGCCGCTCAAGGGTATTTTTTCCTCTCTGTTTGAAACGGCAAAAGCGTTTTTCGGCTTCCTATCTCCTGTGTTTGCTGACCTTTTGAGTACGCTCGGAACCATCGGAGAGGTTGTCTCGGAAGTCATTGGCGGAGCTATAAATACTGTCAGTAGTATTGCGGGCCCTGTTCTGACATCCATCGGCGAATTACTCGAGAGCGTCCTGAACTCGCTGAAGAACGGATTTGCTATACTGAAACCTATTCTTGATGCCCTCTCTGGCGTGTTCTTTTCTGCGTTGAAAGCAGACCTGAAAATTCTTGGTGCTGGAATAAAGGTTATATTTGATCTTATCGAAGCACTCCTGCGTCCATTATTGAATGTGGTTTCCGCCATTGGTGATTTCTTTGGTTTGACCAAAGAGGTTGATGTCGATGATGGCTGGGGCGACGGGTTGATTATGGGTGCGAACGCTATCAGCGATGCCATAGAAGGGATGGCTGACGCTGCCACGCATGCCGGAGATGTGATTTCAGCATTCTTCAAATGGGTATCCGGTGATGCCACTTGGGACGAGGTTTCTAAGGTGGCAAGCGGCGATCTTAAGTTAAGTGAAATCGGTAAAGATAATGCTCTTTTGAAAAAGAGGGGATTTCTTAACGACGAAACCGTTATAAGGCAGTGGCTCGGCGGGAATGTTGAGTGGAGCGATATGCAATCGTATTTTAACGGAACGTATACTCCATCTCCAAAAACAGTTTCCAACGCATACAAAAGCACAGCGACGGTGGTTCAGAACAATAAAATTGAAAACACTTATAATGTTGAGTCGAAGGACGTCGCGAAAAAGGCGGAAGAAGGTCAGAGGAACGCCCAGATGTATAACGCTGATCAACTTGCAAGTGCATTGATACGCTCGAATTAGGGGGGCTGATAAATGATAGACAGATACAGCTATAACACCCCTTACAGACAACCGATGCGTCTCGGTGGCGTATGGTTTGATGCCACAATGGAGAGAAGCAGGTCTTATAGTTCTGATGTTCCGACATATCCTGTGGAAAAAGGATTCAAGATTTCCGATGCTGTACTCAAAAACCCTCTCGAAATCACGCTGAAAGCTGTAATCACGGAAATGCCCCTCACGTTTCGACAGGAAGGCTATGGTGCCTATGCAAACACAAGGCATGTATCAAGAGTCCTTGAAGAACTGCAGGAAATGTACTATATAGCGGAACCGGTTTCGCTATATACAAACTCCGGAACATACGATAATCTTGTAATTCAATCTATGACCTTTCCTGAAACCACGGAGATGGTGAACGCCGTCGAGGTTTCTATAACTCTGAAGCAGGTCAGGATAACAGGGAACTACGAGCTTGATGGATATGTTTACGAAGGGGAGAGCGGGATTGATGCGGGCACAATAATTCATGGTGGCGGTGGAAGGGGCTTCGGCCACGGAGGCGGCGGAAGGAGCTTCAACGGAGTGGAATCAGTAAGTGGAGGAGTCGGCGGACCTATATACAAATCGTATTTCGCTGGTACAGGCGGCTTCGATCAACTATCCTCTTTGTTCAACTACAGGTGAAAAATATGGTTGTCATAGATATTCCGTATCAGTATAACGACAGCTTTATAAGTACCGTTCTTGACAGAACCATCTACATCCTGAGATTCACATATAACACCGTTTTTGATTATTGGACGCTCGGTGTTTATACGCAAGACAGAGAACCTATATGTAACGGCATCAAAATAGTTCCGAACTACCCGATGAATCATTACATAAAGAAAGACGGTATGCCGAACGGTATTTTCACTGCGGTGAAAGATCGCGGGGAAATCGGCGAAGATGGTTTGTCGAAAGAGGAAATAGCCGAGGGGGAAGTACACATTTACTATATTCCCTTTGATGAACTTCCTGCAGAGGTGCAAATCTATGAGGAATAGGAACTGGAACCGGCAATACAGGTTTGAAGCAACAACTTCAGATGGGACGGGTTTTGTTATAGGTCCAAATAAAGCTGTTGACGGAACAACGATTCATATCAGTTTTTCTTTTGAGAAATCGAAAGACTACACATTTAACAGGTGCTCGATTAACCTGTGGAATCTCTGCCCAGAGCATATAGCGGTTCTCGATCACAGGGAATGTAATGTAAAGCTGTACGCAGGATATGACGACGAACTTGCTCAGTTATATCAAGGCGTAGTTCTCGAGATGAAAACTACAATCTCCGGTGGAGACAGGCAGACCACCATTGAGGTGGCGGACACTTGGGGAAACTCCAACACAAAGAACGCCTATGTATCCATCGCTTATAGAGGAAACCAGAACGCGAAGGCAGTTCTTGAAGACATAGCCAAACGAATGGACGTACCTGTGTTGTATTCTCCGAGTGCGGAAAAAAGTCTACGCAACGCTTCCTTTGCGCACAGTGCTTCTTTTTCCGGGGATTGCTCATATGTAATTGAGTCTATAGTAAACACATGCGGCCTCGGATATTATGTAGACAACGGCTCTCTCAATGTGTTCAAAGAGGGCGAAGCAATGAAAACATACGCGACGGAAATGAGCAACGCGAAAGGTCTCATTGGTATACCCGAGAGGGAATATAAAAGCGAGTCAACCTCCTACGAAAACAACCAGAACACGCATGCGCACGAGGTGTACGGGTATAAAATAAAATACCTTATGGATGGCGTTCTCGGGCTTGGGGACAGAATTCATCTGAAGACAGACTATTTGGATGGTTATTTTCACATTTATAAAATATCCGTGAGTGGCGACAACCTTTCCGGAGACTGGAATTGTACCGCACATATAGTTGAAGACGGAAAACTCCCGGAAGACAATGGAACAACAGTGCTTGGGAATAAAGATTCCTCCGGAAACGGGGGAGGGTACGGAAATGGGGTTCAGAAACAATGAGCGAATTTGCTGTGGCTGTTGACGGGGCAATACAGCGTAGAATCAACCACATCCACACAGCGATTCCCGCGCGCGTGCTGGAGTTTGATCCGTCCACGGCTTGCGGTACGGTGCTCCCTCTCACAAAGATGATCTTGTCTGACGGTACGGAAATTGAGTACCCGCAGATATTTGAAGTCCCCTTTGTTTTTCCACAAAGCGACGGGGTGTGTATCGCCTTCCCGGTTAAAGAGGGAGATACTTGCCTGCTGGTGTTCTGCGAGAATGCCTTGGACAGGTGGAGAGGGAGCGGCACACTGGATTCTCAGGTGAAATTCTCCCTCACAAACGCTGTTGCAATCCCGGGTATGTTCGCAAGACCCTCTGATTTGATCGCAGAAGCCACGCAGAGCAACGCTGTTGTAGTAGGGGTAGGAAGTACCCGCATAAAAGTGGATTCGTCCGGAATCACTCTTGGTGGCAATGTGAGAGTGGAGGGCGATCTGACCGTCGTCGGTAACATCAACACAGGCGCGATCACAACGCAGGTCATAACCACAGGATCGTGTAACCTGCACGACGCATAAAAAGAAAGACGCCGCTCATCACGACGTCCTCCGAAAGGAGCACCACTGAATCAATGACCGAAAGATTCATGGGCATGTGTATTATACCATACAATCACATTCTTGTCAAGTGCCTTGCGAGAAAATATGCCATCAATAAAAAGAAAGGCGAATCGCTCTGTATGAAGGACATAAAAATAGACCTGTCAAAAGAGAACTATTCGGATTTGGTGTTCGAGAACGGTGATATTTCGATAACCGACAGTATAGTTCAGGCGATCACCATACGCCTCAGGTGGTTTCTCGGAGAATTCAAGTACAATGAAAATTTCGGTGTTCCGTATTACGAAGACGTGTTTATAAAGAACCCGAACATGAATCAGGTCAGGAAGGATATTTCGGAGGCAATCTTGAACGTTTCTGAAGTTGATAGCGTCGAGTCTGTTGATCTGAATATGGACGACAGGCACCTGAAGGTTCGTTTTTCAGCGATTGTAAAAGGGCAGAGAGAAAGCGGGGAGGTGATCGTTCTTGGCTGACGTTGAATACGGCGTGACGCAAAGCGGTTTTGTCAGAAAGCGCTATGATACGATTTTTCTTGAAATGCAGAGCAGACTGTCGGATAACGAAACAGGGTTCGGCTTTGACGTGTCCCAGAATCCGCAGTCTCTTCTGAATGTGTTTCTCGCCTCTTTTGCCGGTAAGGTGTCTGAATTGTGGCAGCTTGCGGAGCAGGTATATTACTCGCAGTACATCTCCACGGCAGAGGGCGTGAACCTTGATAATGCGGCTGCTTACGGTGGAGTGAAAAGAGAACTTGCCGCAAGGAGCCGTTTTTCTATTGCCTGTACCGGCGTTGACGGGACGAGACTTTCAGCAGGGCAGAGGCTTGCCACAAGAACGGACCCGAAAATCTATGTTGAAAATCTTGAAGATTATTTTATCACGAGAGGGAACTGCACTTCGATCACGATCTCCGTTGGGGTTGTGGCGGACAATTCCCCGTACTCAATTACCATAAACGACATTGCGTTTCCGTACACGAGCGGAGCTTCCGCTACTGCCCTCTCGATATTACAGGGGCTTGCGGCGGCTCTCGGGAGTTCCATGAATACCTTTATGACGGCTACAGTAGACACGGAAGCCGTAACGATGACGCTGACGTCTACGGAGAATACCGCCAACAGGGTTGTGTCCATGAGCGATACGCTGAACGCAAACAGTGTTACATCTGTTCTGACGTTCTATGCGAGTGAATACGGAGAGGTCTACGTACCCGAGGGGAAGATTACGGAGAAGATAACGACTCCTGTGAATCTCACAAGCGTCACGAACATCGGAGAACCGGTTCTCGGCAGACTCACGGAGACAGATATTGAGTTCCGTCAGTCCTATATCAAGAAAATCGCGTCCAGATCGTCCACAATGCTCGACAGCATTATATCTGGTATACTTACAGGGGTAAAGGACATCGTATCCTGTATGGCTTATGAGAACAACACAGACGCTCCAGATATGATTGGCAATCTTCCCATTGCTCCCCATTCCGTTCTTGTCATTGTAGACTGTCCGGATTCACGCGACGAGGAAGTTGCGGCTATGATATTGAAAAAGAAGGCGGCGGGTATCGGCACGAACGGCACGACTGTCAAGCAGGTTGCCGGGTTGTATTCCGAGCCGATTGAAATACGCTTCTATAAGCCGACAGACACAACGATTTATTTCAAGGTTGAATATACGAGAAGTTCTTCCGCGCTTCCTGCGAACTACCAGACGCTTATCAAGGATACGATTGTTTCTATGTCCAAAGACCTGAAAGCAGGCGATACGATTGTTCCGCAGGACTGGATCACGGCAATCAAGTCCGCCTGCTCCGGTATCAGCTATCTGAGTATCAAGGTCAGCGACGATGGTTCCACTTGGAACGACGTTTATCAGCTGGGGGTTGCAAACGTACCGGCTATCGCGGAAGAAAACATTTCTATCATAGACCCTTCGTGACGGAGGCGTTATGGAGCTTGATGAGAGAATTCTGACTTTTTCCCTCTCCGGGATCGAAGCGGACTTTCCGGAGGAATTCAAGGGAAGGATCAATATAGGGAAGCTTGCCGCGGCGCTTGACGAGCAGTTGAATATCGTTCTGGCTGTTCTGAAAGACCTTCATAAGTACAGAACCTATGAGGGCGGCTATCCGGACGCAGAGGATTACGATTCTTCCTTCTCCGACAGGCAGCTTGATCTTGCCGGAGACAACGTTGTCATTTCGCGGGCAGAAGCGGGTGTCATTTCCTCCCCGAATATGGATAAGACGCTCACGGATATAATGAACAACGGGGATTACCGCAGATATATCAAATATAAAGCGTATAAAAACAGCAGCGAGTGTACGTATTATGACTTGATCACGATGCTGTCCACCATCTCAGACGGTACGATTGAGTACAGGGAAGACCCCGCACACCCAGCTACGATTTACGTGAAGCCGGAGAATTGGGATATAGACTTTCCTCCAGTTGCACCGGCTGGCGTCGGTTTTATCGTCGAGAGGGAGCGGAAGGACAACATGAATCTGAATGCCGGAGTCGGGAGCGTCCTGAAAAGAACATATCATTGCGAGTTTTCCGCGAAAACGTGATTTCCACACGATTCAGCAGAAACATCCATAAAAATGAAGTGTTTTCCCGAGAAAACACGAGACAAGTTGAATTTTTGTCCATATTGAGAGGCTTGCCCTCTCGAATAAACACTATCGGAGGAGTGTGCTCAAATGGAAAAGCCGGTATATCTTACAAACACAGGCAAAACCATGATGCTGAACGCGTTAAGCGGACAGACTATTGCTTTTACAAACTTTGCTGTCGGCAACGGCGTGATTGAAAATCCCACGGAAGCGGATATAAAAGCGATGACGGCGCTTGTGTCGCCTGTGATCCCCGATATATCCATCACGAGCGGAACGGAGCAGAACGCGTATGTTCGACTGAGAGGGGAGTTTTCCTCGCAGGATGAGTTTATTACCTTCGGGTGGAGCGAGCTTGGTATCTACGCCTGCGGACAGGGCAACCAGTCCTTTACCGGTGACGGAACCACGGCTACGTTTGCGATAACAAACACCACCTATATGGTGTACTATATCGAGATGACCGAAAGCGGTAGCACTTCTGTTGTTCCTGAAGAGGATTATACCTTTGATACGGCGACAAACTCCGTTGTTTTCGATACGGCACCTGCGTCCGGGAGCACGATAAAAGTATACTTCCCGGATATGACGGACAAGAAGCTGTTCGCCTACGGCTATGATGAGAACGCCAAAGAAGTACGGCACACGGATGAATCCTCCGTGGCGCAGGTTTATGAGATCGAAGAGGTGTTCTCTATAGACGATAACGCCTCTATCGTTATCAAGCTCGACACGACGAACTCATACGTTACTTCGGCAGAGTTTGAAAATCACGTGAACGACAAGAATAACCCGCACGAGGTCACGGCGGAGCAGATCGGCATAACTGGTGACGCCGGTACTGTTGTCGTAAACAATATGAAGCCGAGCTTTACGATTGCGGAAAACCTTCAGGACATCACGTCTGGTGACACGATCTCCACGCTGTTCGGTAAAATCGCAAGGGCTATCCGCTATCTCCGTACTACGGTGGCGAATCATATCGCCAACAGGAATAACCCTCATAATGTTACGTATATACAGACAGGAGCTGCAGCCGCTTCGCACACACACGATGCCAGCGCAATCGTTTCCGGAACAATCCCTATATCGAGGGGCGGGACTGGTGTAACCACATTGGCAGAATTGCAGGCTTTAGTGGCAGGAGGAGGCGGGAAAGTCTCTGTTGAATACTACATTGGAAACGATAATAGTAATAGAGAAACTATAATATGGCGAACCGCGAAAGAGTTTACATCCGCTCCTATTTTTGCTGCGGTGTTGCCATCTTTTGTACAAGGTTCTGCATCGATTATTTCGACAGGTCTATTTAGTATTGTGTCCCCGTCGCATACACATCTCGTAGGTACTTCGCCGTATCTTCGTTTGGCGCCCGGGGAAGAGTCCGCATACGGACTGCTTGAAGTCGCAAACACTTGCGCTCCGGGCGGAACTTCTTCTGAGTCAACTTATGATTTCAACTTACTTAATCGTCCATATGTGCTGATTTATGCTTTGGAAGACAGAAGATCAAGTTTCACTTATGGTACGGATTCCGATGTTTCCTCACTTATAGACGCAGCAAGAAGGGGTTCGATTGATCTACAACGAGATGCCGGTTGGAGAGTTGGAGACACAAGGAAGATTCACATCGACGGATTCACATATTACCGGGAAGACGGAAACCGAGTGACATGGCAGGCACATGACATCGACATTGTGATTACAGAGTTTGGCGATTACAACTCAAGCGGTTCTTTATTCCAATTTGACTTTTACGAAAACATAGAAGAGGATATGATGTATCCTGCTTCTGAGGAACCCTTCAATGTAAAATATGGAGAAAGCGGCATGTATCAATATACCATGCCTGCGTTAGTCAACGCGCTCCCTTCTTGGCTGAAATCTCGACTGTTGACATTTACAGTTGTAGCAACAAGTTCGCAGGCTGGAGTTGAAAATGTCCCAAATAATAAATTAGCTTTGCGTTCTTCCACGGAGGTTCTTGGGCCTAATTTCGGAGGGAGCGCAGAGGGTTCTTGGGTTCAGCTTTATCGTGAGAGTCCTTCGCTCAAAGAAAAGCTCTGCGCAAGAGAGGGAACATCAACTTGTGCATGGTGGCTCCGAACAGCTACAGCAGCATGTTTTACATTGATTTCAAAAAGTGGAACACCCGATACCGCAAACGGAGTCCAAGGAGCGAATTTTGGAGTTGCACCATTTGGGTGTTTGTAAGATAATGTTTAGATTCATATTCTTCTTTTTACATTATGAGTGTAGAGCGCAATGCCGCCTGTTGCCCTACTCTCTTGAGGTATAATGGAGGAGTGGATGGGCTGTCCGGTATGACATTGGAGGATCAACGCCGAGATTGATGCCTCCAGAAAAGAACGTGTGAGTGCCAACGAATGACTTGCTATGCAGGTAAAGCACAAACTGGCGAGAATCATTTCGTGGAAAACGGTTGGCTCTCTCATGTCTCAATGTATAGAATGACAAGAAAGAAGCGCAAGCTTCTTTTTCGTTTTTACGATCACAAATCAAGGAGGGTGTTTTATGGGTTTCAAGCCAATCAAGGTGGACAGAACGGAGAATTCCTATGACAGGGTGGGCGGGATCATCACGTATCTCTGTGATTACGAAGCAGATGTGAGCTCGCTCCCCACGGGACTCCCCACGGACGCTGGTACGGTGCTCGCTCTTCCGGGGAGCATTGCCATTGTGGCCGACCCCAAGTCTTTGTACGTTCTTAACACGCAGCATGAATGGAAGAACATGACGAATTGACGGGAGGCTTGTTGTGAAACAATCCTATTCCACGGATGCTCTCGTGAGAGGGCTTCTTTTTGGAGGTTCCGGTGGTTCTGCGGACGGAAAAGCGGATTTGGTTTCCGGCGCAACAGAGGGCGACTTTGCATCCCTGACGGCTGATGGGAATATCGAGGATTCCGGTATCAGTCCGGCTACTGTTGAGTTGAAAATGGATAAGGTCTCCGCTCCGGGAGACTTTGTGAAGCTCGACAGCAACGGGAACGCGGAAGATACCGGCGTCTCCGAAGACAATATCCCTCCCTCTCCACCGGAAACAGAAGGGAATTTCGTTTTGAATGTGAGTGATTCCGGGAAATCCTACGCATCAAGCGATTTTCTGAATCAGTCCGCTATGTTTGCCGGTACTTATAATCCTCCGTATGGAAAGGGAGAATATTGCACTTATAACAATGTTCTTTACGTCTCTCTTGACGCTGTATCGGCAGGGGAGGCGTTTTCATTGGAGAAGTGGAAACCGACGACTGTAGCCAACCAGATTGAAAATGCCTTGGCGAAGGCAGCTACGGTGTACGGGTTTCATATCAACAGTTCAGAGAGCGATCCATCGGCGTGTGTAACGTACCTCAAGGACGCCAAAGGGATGTCTCCGGCATATATGGACTTTGCAAATGATAAGTTTGTATGGGGTTCTTGGAAGAACGCTTTTTTTATTCCGAAGCCCTGTATGCTGAAGTCTGACGGAACCGTTGACTACTATCTGAATCCGGATAATTACGCTCTGAAATTGGACGGTACGGCTTCAGATATAGCAGATGTCTCTTATCAAGGCAACGCTATGATGGAATGGGGACAGAACGGAAAACTGATTTGGTATAAGATTGTTCCGGATGAAGACCCAACCTATGCAAGCGTTTATATTGCTGACGCGAAGATTGATAACACCTTCAAGGCGTGGTCGTTCATTAACAATCAGGGAAGAATGGTAAGCCATTTTTACACACCAATCTATAACGGCACAATTGATGAGAACGGTCGCTTGAGATCCATCAGCGGGCAGGCGTACTCAAAACTGAGCCAGAACACCACGGCGCAGGAGCAGATTGACTCCGCGGAGTTGAATAACCCGTCTTTTGGAAAGCTTTGGTATATAGAGACTTTTGCAGACATAACGCTTATCAACCTGCTTCTTGTACTGATGGGAAAAAGTCTGAATACACAGGCCGTGTATGGAAACGGGCATATTCGTCAGGAATCGCAGGCGTCCTCTATGCTTGGTACCGGAACAATGGACAGTAAAGGCTTGTTCTGGGGTAGCACGAACGACGCTTATGGAGTGAAAGTTTTTGGTATGGAGAACCGCTGGGGGAATCAGTATATCCGCTACGCTGGACACATCCTCGTCTCCAACGCCCACCGATACAAGTTGACGCGCGGGCCGGAAGACGGTTCATCCGCCGCGGATTACAACCTTACCGGCGACGGGTACATTGCCGGGATCAAAGGGCCGACTGCCAACGGCTTCCTGACGCAGATGCACTTCAACAGCGACTGCATGCTTGAAAAAGAGGTCGGAGGTACGGCTGGGACATACTTTTGCGATCAATACCAGCAAAATCCGAACACACGGTACGCCCGGTACGGCGGTTCCTGCGCGCAGGACGAGGCTGCTGGCGCTTTCTGCGAAAGCATTCACCTTACGTCGTCCTATATCGGATGGGCGTCCGGCGCGTCGCTGTCGTGCAAACCGATGAGCTAATCAGGAGGAAAGAATATGGATTCAACTGATCTTTTGATACAGGCGTTGCTGTCGAATGGTTCCGGTGGGGGCGCAACAGGGAAAGCGGATAAGGTGCAGAACGCGACGGCAGGTGATCTTGCCAGTTTGAGTGCTTCTGGAAACCTTACGGATTCCGGCGTATCGGTAGACGATGTGAACGGAAAGATGGATAAGGTTGACGGAGGAACACAAGGAAATCTTATCTCTCTTGATTTGGAAGGAAATGCGCAGGATTCCGGTATATCCGCTTCTTTGGTGGAGTCTCTGCCCTCTCTCCCGGAAACGAACGGCGATTACGTATTGAAAAAAGACAGTGGCGGGCTGTCTTATGCGTCTGCGGATTATCTGAACCAGACGGGAATGGTTGCTGGTGCATACAGTCCTCCTTATAGTTCGGGAGATTACTGTACTTATAATAATACTTTGTATATGGCTTCTGTGGATATACCGGCCAGCGAAGTATTTACCCTCTCTCACTGGACGCCCGTTACTCTCGGTGGTGAGCTTGAAAAAGTGACGTCTGTGGAGAAAACGCGTTACGGCTTTCACATCGACAGCAACGAGGCCGACCCTTCCGCCTGCGTCACCTACCTTGCGGACTCCATAGGTATGACCCCTGCGCACATGGATTTCGCAAACGACAGATTCGACTGGGGATCATGGAAAAATGCGTTCTTCATTCCCCGCCCGTGTATGCTGAAATACGACGGGACGGTAGATTATTACCTCGATCCCAACGACTATTCCAAAAAGGAAGACGGAACGCCGTCTGACGTGGCGAACTTTGCCTACGGCGGGAACGCTATGGTCGAGTGGGGACGAGATGGCAAGAAAATCTGGTACAAGATCGTCCCGGATTCGGACCCGACGAGCGCGAGCGTGTATATCGCTGACTATCAGGCAGACGAGAACTATCGCGCGTGGTCTTTTGTGAACAATCAGGGCGTGATGGTGGATCACTTCTACACGCCAGCGTACAATGGCTCCATTGACGCGGACGGCCGTCTGCGCTCCCTGAGCGGCGTTGCCGCCGCAAACATCTGTCAAGGTAAGACCGGTCGGCAGGAGATCGACGCGGCGAAGATGAACAACCCGGGCGACGGGATGATGTGGTACACCGAGGTCTTCGCAGACATTAACCTCATCAATCTGCTGCTGATCCTCATGGGCAAGTCCCGGAACGGGCAGAAGACGTTCGGGAACGGCGTACAGGGAGGTGAACAGATCAATATGATCGGTACAGGAATGATGAACGCTAAGGGATTGTTCTGGGGGTCCAACGACAATACGCACGGTGTGAAGGTCTTCGGAATGGAGAACTGGTGGGGCAATCAGAACCGCCGCTACGGAGGTCACGTTCTGAAAGAGTTCAATCATTATTTCAAGATGACGTGGGGGACTGAAGACGGCTCGAGTGCGGTCGGATATAACAGCTCCGGTACTGGCTATAAAGCCGGCGGTATTTCACCGACGGAGACTGGGATGTACATTGTGGACATGCAATTTAACGGCGACGCCTTCTTCGTCGCGGAAGCGACGGCTTCCGGAACGCAAGAAACGAACTGGTGTGACTCGTATTACGTGGACTCTGGCAACAGATATCCTTACCGCGGCGGGGCCACCAACGGCGCTGTCGGCGGATGCGGTCCGTTCCGCGTCAACCTGAATTACATGTTAGAGAACTCGTACTGGAACATCGGTGCTGCTTTGTCTTGTAAACCGCTTGCACAACAGTCAGAATCTGAAACGGAGGGATAAACATGTGGTATGACAACGAAAACGGCGACGCCGTAAGGCCCGCGGAGATCGACACAACGTCGAGCCGTGTTTACGTGTACGTCCGGAGGAACATCACGCTCGTCCCGGAATCGCAGGACGGAGAGGGCGAGGTTATCCACGCACACTACAAGTGGCAGGAAATGAAGCTACCGAAGGAAGTCATCGGGCTTTTGAAGCAGCAGATGGAGCACCAGAGCGCGCTTGACGACGTATACGACGCGCTCGCGGAGCTTGCCGGAATGATCGTCGGGGAGGTGTGAGCATGGCACGAATCTATTTCAGGCGCTACAAGGAGCGCATTGACGCCGGAGAGATCACCGTTGCGGAGGCCGTCGTACTGGCGGAAGCGGAAGTCCCCGCGAGATGGCGGGACGCGGTAATCGCGATGCTGAATGAGTACAGTGTTTCTGATGGGAGATGACTGATAAATGAACCTATCGGAAATCATCTCTGAAATCATAGGACTGATCGTGAAGTGGTTTGTTCCTGTAATTTGCGGAGCTGTCTTTGGAGCAGGAGTGACGCTTATCAAAAATGCCCGCAAGAGAGACAAAGCGTTGGAGGCAGGGATTCAATGTCTTTTAAGAGCGGAACTCATCAGGATGCACAAGGAATACAAAAGAAAAGGCTACTGTCCGATCTACGCAAGGGAATCATTCATCAAGATGTACGCCGCTTATGCTGGTTTGGGAGGAAATGACGTTGTGACAGATTTGAAAAAGGACGTACTCGAACTTCCCACCGAGGAACCGGCGCAGAAAACAGAATAATCTTGTCTTTTCCAATGAAACAAGAAAACAATATAGGGAAGGAAGTGAACGCATGCAAGGTATTGACGTTTCTGTCGATCAGGGCAGGATTGACTGGGAGAAGGTTCGCGCTGACGGCGTGGATTTTGCGGTCGTCAAGGCAACGCAGGGCCGCGGAGAGGGCGCGCTGACGCGCCTGCTCCCACGGTTCACGGTGTCAACGTTCAAGCAAAACGTACTCGGAGCGGCGGCGGCCGGTCTGGACGTGAGCGTATACCACTATTTCACCGGGGACACGACGGAGCGCGCAATCTCAGAGGCGGACTATTTTCTCGACACGCTCGAGCCGTACCACGATAAAATTTCCGGGTATGCCGCGGTTGACGTCGAGAGCAAGACATATCTGTCCGGACTCACGCCTGCGCGGCTTGCAGCGGCGGTAGAGGCGTTCGTGCAGCGCGTATACCAGCGAGGCTTTCAGCCTTTGATCTACACGAACCCGGACTTTCTCGTGTACAAGCTGCCGGCGTCCTTCCAGAACGATCACGACATCTGGCTGGCGCACTGGGGAGTCTCGCGTCCGTTACAGGTCCCGTACTTGCAAATGTGGCAATACGGCGTCGGCTACGTGGACGGCATCAAGGGCCTCGTAGATTTGGACGTCGGGTATTTTGAAAATAGGGATCTTCAGCGGGTATACAGGGTCGGTGAATCGTATACGATGAAAGCCGGTGATACCTATACGAACGGAAAAGCAGTTCCTTCCAGATTGATAGGGCGTACTTATAAGATACTTCAGGTTAAGGACGGATCGATTCTTCTTGACGGGATTATGAGCTGGGTTTCCACCTGAATATTTGTTTTTTCACTTTGTCGTATTACATCTGGAAAACACCGCGCAAAAACCATAAAATTCAAAAAACATACTGGAGAGCAGAATATGGCAGAAAGAACTTATACAGCAGATGACCTCCGCGAAATCATAGTTAAAGGAACCGGAGTGCCGTGCGAATTCTGTCTGATGGAAGACAACTCGGATTGCGCCGGTACAGACTGCAACGATTGTGCGAACACGTGCCCTTGTAAGGTTTGTGCCCACAACTATATGGCGGACACGAAAAGTCTGTCTTACGGAGACAAGTTCACTCTGAAACCTGTCGATAAACTGATTGAAAAAACCTCTGAAGGCGGCGTTTCCACGGAAAAGTGTAACGAAACCGGTGGAAAACGATTGAAAAAGTGCGGAACTACCGAAGCAAGACTTGAAAAGCGTGAGGACTTCCTTGAAGCTGCAAGAAAAGCAACGGTAGACAGGGGCGGGAGCGAAAACACACTCCCTCTCATAGCCAAAATGTGGTCTGCTCTGTTTGGTATAGAAGTAACTCCCTCTATGGTTGCGTCTGCCATGATCGCCTTGAAATTAGCCCGGATTGCAAACGGACACGAGGCGGAGGATTCCTTTGTGGATATAGCTGGCTACGCGGCTATCGGTGGAGAGGCGTTCTCGCAGGAAAAATGCTGAAAAACATAACTACTGGGGGTGATACATCATGGCGCAAGACTTTGAAACCGTCAAGATAACAGAGATTCAGGAGGCATCTGTACTTGAACAGTCCGCTTATGTTATCGTGACACAGACAGGGTGCTCTGGGGATGCTGTGTTCCGCGCACCGCTGTCTCTGCTTGAAGAAGACCTTAAATCGACAGCCCCGTCTGTTGCTTCTCTGCCTGCTGCCTCCGCAGAGACCCACGGGGACATCGTTCTGTGCGACAGTGGCGATGGAGAAAAATTGTACGTCTGCGCAAAGTCCGCAGAGCCCGGTACGAGAAAAACGCTGTTGAGGAACGTTCGCGCGACGGAATCCTATGAGTGGGTTCCCGTAGGCGGCGGCTCCGGACTGCCGTCCGTAACTCCGGATGATAATGAAAAAATGCTCATCGTAAAGGACGGCGAGTGGATTGTCGCGGATGTTCTTTCCGAGAAGCAGGATGTCTTAACGTTTGATAATGTTCCCACGCAGGGCAGCGAGAATCCGGTAACATCGGGCGGCGTTTATGACGCGATCTCCGCTGTTGAAACAATTCCTTCGGTAACACCTGAAGACGACGGCAAGACACTTGTTGTAGAAAACGGCGCTTGGGAAAAATCGGATATTCTTTCCAAAAAGCAGAATCTTCTCACGTTTGATGATTCTCCGGTGGAAGGCAGCTCCAACCCCGTTACATCCGGAGGCGTTTACTCCGTACTCTCCAACAAGCAAGACAAGCTCGTGTTCGATTCCACGCCAACGGAAGGCAGCTCAAACCCGGTGGTGTCCGGTGGCGTGTATTCTGCTCTTTCGGAAAAGCAGGATTCTTTGACGTTTGACAACTCCCCGCGAGAGGGAAGCGCTAATCCTGTGACGTCCGGTGGCGTATTTGAAGCGATTGAAAATATCCATTCTTTGCCGGATGCTTCTGCGTCGGACAACGGAATGATTCTGGCGATTGAACATGGCGCGTGGGTAAAGTCAGACGCTCTTTCCGGAAAGCAAGACACTCTTGTGTTCGATTCCGAGCCGAAACAGGAAAGTACCAACCCCGTTCGGTCCGGTGGCATTTTCTCCGCGCTTCAAAACAAACAGGACGTTCTTTCGTTTGACTCCTCTCCAACCGTTGGAAGCGAGAATCCCGTGACGTCTGGCGGGATTTATGAGGCCCTCGGTTATAAGCAGGATGTTTTGAGAAATGTCGAGGAAGTGCCCAGCCCCACGCTATCGGATTACTTTGTCCGTCTGAGCTCTTCCGGAATCGCATACAAATCCAATCTTCCGTTGGACAGTCAGCCGACAAGCGGAAGCGAAAGCCTGATCACATCCGGTGGAGTGTATTCAGCCATCTCCAGCAAGCAAGACGCCTTGACCTTTGATAATGAGCCGACGAGCGGAAGTGATAATCCGGTTACAAGCGATGGGATTCTCACAGCTCTTGAGGATAAGCAGGACAGTCTGTCTCTGTCTTCGCTAAACGAACAAGCGCTGACGTCCGGCGACTATTTCATAGCTATGGACAGCAACGGGGAATTGTTCAGGGCGTACTCAACCGAAAAACAGGATTCCCTGACTTCTGTGGAGGCCGATTCATACAACTCCGGGGACTATATTCTTTTCTTGAACAGCTCCGGACACATTGTGAAAACCAACAACTTTCTGACCGGTGCATTCTCCGGGCTTGAGAGCAATCAGGCAGCTTCATTGATCGGACTCAATGCTTCCGGCAACGCGACAAAAACAACTTACGAAGATATTCTCAACGAGCTTATCTCCGTTCAGGACTTCGGCCAGCTTGTGTACAACGCGATACAGCAATACCTACCGACGTAAGGAGTAACTGATGAAACTACAGATACTGATTACGCAGTATAACGAAACCGAAGATATTATAAGGGGTATGCTTACGAGCATATCCCTTCAGCGTGGAGTGGACTTAAAGAAAGACGTTGAGGTCATCATAGCCAACGATGGGTCGGACGTAAAGTTATCCAAAGAGTTTCTGGACAGCTTTTCTTTTCCGATTAAGTACCTGTTGTGCGAGCACAGCGGTCTTCCGGGCTGCCGGGCGAAACTTTTCGACGCCTCCACCGCTGACTACGTTATGTTCTGTGACGCGGATGATGAATTCTTCAGCCACCTTGGACTTCATACCATTATGAGGTATATCGACAGAGGGTTTGACGCCTTTGCCTCTGAATTCTACGAGGAGCTCTGCAGGGACGGGAAGACGGTATACAACGTTCGGAGAAACGACTGCATTTTCGTCCACGGGAAGGTGTATAGACGGCAATACCTGATTGAAAATAACATCGTCTGGCACCCGGAGCTGAAATGTCATCAGGACAGCTGCTTCAACATTCTCGCACAGAAATCCACGAAAAACTTCGTGTACTGTAAAACACCGTTTTATCTTTGGCGATGGAGAGAGGGGTCTATCTGCAGAGCCGATCCGTATCATATTCCGAAAACATATAAGGACCTGATCGATTCAAACGATATGCTTGTCAGAGACTTTCTGGCGAGAAACGACAGACGGAACGCGATCCTTTACGCCAACGCGTCACTGTATGCCGCGTACTATAATCTGAACGGCAGTATCTGGCAGGATTTGGAGTGCGTGAAACACAGATATGAGACGGAGGTCAGAATCAAGCAGTTCTATAATAAATACATTGCTTTGATTGCCTCCATTTCAGAACCAGACAGAGAGTTTGTGATTAAGAGCATGAGGGTTCAGGCGGAGAGTGACGGCCTTGTTATGGAGCGCTTTTCTTTCCCGGATTGGATTCGGCATATAAAAAACTTATAAAGGGGGTGTGATACGTGGCGGATTTTGAGACTATCAAGATTACGGAGCTGAAATCTGCGTCTGCGGTAAACAAATGTGCTTCCGTTGTGATTACACAGCCGTGCGGCGGAAAAGAGAGGGTCTTTCGTGCTCCGCTTTCCCTGTTTCTGGAAATGCTGAAAACGAGAGCTCCGGTTGTTAAGTATCTACCTGTGGCAACGGAGGACATGCGTGGACAGATCGTCCTCTATGACGACGGAGCGGGGGATTTGCTCTATGTATGCGTCGGGAACACGGACGGTACTTATGAGTGGCTCCCTCTCGGGGAAGATGGTTCAGGACTTCCGTCCGTGAAACCTGCAGACGACGGGAAAATACTCGTCGTTGAAAACGGAGAGTGGGCAGTCAAGGACGTGCTCGCAGATAAGCAGGACGTACTCACGTTTGATCCGGAACCGACAGAAGGCAGTACGAACCCGGTTACTTCCGGGGGAGTTTACGAGGCGATTGAAAATGCCTCCGGACTTCCAGAGGTAACGACGGATGACGACGGAAAGATTGTTCTTGTCGAAGACGGCTCGTGGGTGAAATCGAATGCGTTGACGGAACTCAGAGATACGGTAGAGGACATTTCTTCTTTGCCCGAAGTTACAACGGATGATGCAGGGAAAACAGTCATTGTTAATGACAATGGGGAATGGGAGGCTTCCGTTGATCTGTCTGAACTGATTGGCAGGGTTGAGGTTCTCGAACAGAAGACTCCATGGGACGTTGCGGAAGAACCCACAAACGAAATTGGCAGTGCTGAAGTCGGAACGGCTATTATTGGTTGAACGAAAGAAAGGAGATATGATTATGGCTTACACGAAAAACACTTGGCAAACCGGTGATACGATTACCGCTGATCTGATGAACCACATGGAGGACGGGATTTACGCTAACGCGGAATCCGTCGCATCTCAGTCCGGAGAGATTGAAAATGTTAAGACCGCACTGGCGGCAAAGGAGAGCGTTGCAAACAAGGTAACGGAGATCACCGATGAGTCCACAGATGAGCAATACCCCAGTGCAAAAGCGGTGCATGATGCTATTGAGGAAGCAGGGCAGGATTCAGGTATGAAGATTTACAACGTGAATGTTGAAATTACTTCTACTTCTTCCGCGACTACTAAAACTGTTCATACCGATATTCCCGGCGTAAACAGTTGGAAAACGTTTGCGAGTGCTTGCAAAGAATTGACTGCTTCTAATCCTTGCCAATTTTTATTTAGAGTCAACGTAACGCAATCGTGGGGGACGGAAAATTATCAGATTTTAGGTTCCGCGAATCCGGGTCCGGGATGGGGAGTCGTTATTGAAGAGGGTTCTTATAATTATTTCAGATGTGGAGATGATGATGGAGATTTTGCCGCTTTTTCCTTCGACAGTGATATGATGAGTGCTGAATTTATCTAATTGAATAGCGTTTCCATTAGGGGGGAATTTAATCAATTTCCCACCAACCTTGAAAAAAATGAGGTGATTCAATGGCGTTTACATCAGATTCCAGAGTGCTCTCCGTTAAGAACGTAAACGGAACCAGTACTCTTTTCAAGGCGAACAGAGATGATATACGAAGAATTCCGGCTGTACATGCGCTTCCTCTTGCTACTGAATCCAGAGAGGGACTTACAGTTCTTTATGACGATGGAGAAGGAGAGTGCGAGTATATCTGCGTTAAAACTGCGGACGGGTCTTATGCGTGGGTTTCGTCAATGCTTATAAGGAGACTTATCCCTTGGGAAGCGGTTGAAAAAATTACGAATCATGCCTACTACGAGGACGGATGGATTTTCATGGAAGGCAACGGTATAGCCTTTGATGGCAACAATATTACGATAGACGATGGAAATGTCGTTGTTGACGACGGAATCATTACATTTCAATAAACAGGAGGTACTATTATGGCAGAAACAGCTAAGGGCTTTTCGGTAAACGGAGAAGAGTATAAGATTGATTATAATAGTCTTGTAAATCGTCCTCCGCAGTTTGGAGGAGAAGCAACGGAAGTTTTTCTTCCAATGCAGACAGATGTAGAGTTTGAATACGATGATAGTGGAAGCGTTGGCTATTATTATATTGTGAATTCTATACCCACTTTGAATCAGCTTATCTTTGGTGAAACTTATGTTGTGAACTGGGATGGGGTCGAGTATGAAACAGAGTGCTTCTTGGCTGATACTGGTAGTACATATAGTATTGGCGATAAGTACTTTTACAAGGGTAATATCATACACGATTATCCATTTATAATCACGTGTGGATCAACGCCTAATCCTGGAGTATATAGTCTGAATGCCGTTTCCACTTATGAAGGCGGAAACAAGCATAGCTTTAGTATCACACATAAGTTCATTACGCGTTTATCCTCTAAGTACCTTCCGTACTATTTGAATATGGACGCTCACGCGGAGCAGTGGATTACTCAAGCGACAGGAACATCAAGTTCTTCTACATCAGAAATTCCTGTTTCTGGTACGCCATTCAATATGTATCGCGTCGAGAATTATGAGAATAATATATATCCAACTGGTAGGGGAATACCCGTTCTCGGCGATACTTATCTTGTCACTATCAATGGAGTGGAACATGAAGCGCTATGTCGGCAAGGCGGAGGGGGGTATGTTCTTTTTGACAAGATGGCTATTGAAAATGGATCAGAACCGTCGTTTTTAGTAGATATAAGTACTTATGGCGGATTCTGGAACCTGTCTATGTATTTGTATCTTTCAACAGCGAATACTGTGGCTACTTGGTCTGCAAAGCATATTACACACAATGTGCTTCCGATGGAATATGCTCCCTTATTGATTAACGCCAACTCCGCTTCATCAACGCCGATTACAATCGTTGAAGCACTGAATCAAATTGCCACTGCTTCTAAAATGGGCGTTAATTTTGTGGAATACCATTTCCCATATTTTGAATACTAATAGTTAATGATTGTTTCAGATTATTTTGCGAGCAACGGTGTTTTTGTTTTTACCAGCGCTTGTAAGGGCGAAGGGAAAAGCACAAAAGTATCATCTATCGGGGAGGATTTATGTAACATTGGCAAGACGGTTCTCTTGATAGACTGCGACCTGAGGGGTTCCGGTTATTCGGAACCCCTTCGGGGGATGTTCGGGTATTTATATGGCGGCAGGAGAATGGAAACAGTTATTATGCCTCCGAGGCAGTTTCCGGTTATCTATGCTGGTTTTCCATCGCGACCTCTTGACCGATTGTTCCGTATAAAAGACAGCAAGAACAGGTTTGCTTCTTTGATTCAGGATGCACGGCAGAAATACGACTATGTTCTGATAGACACGTCCCCTCTTGGTGTGTTCGATGACGCGCTCGAAATTGCAGAGTTCAGCGATGGGATCGTACTTATAAAAGACCCAGACAGACCTTCCGGAGAGGCGGATTTGAGACTTGCGGAGCGATTGAAAATGTCTCCCGTGCCAGTGATTGGAACGATACTGAACAAAAAAATAGATTGAAAATATTCATGGAACAAGAATACTCTTACAAGGGGGGAACTTAAATATGGCTTATGCTGAAGGTTCTAAAATCCTTGCGCTGAAAGACGTCGATAACGTAAGAACCTTATATGAGGTCACAAAGAACGACCTTCGCAAGATTCCCGCAGTGGACGAGCTTCCCTCTCCGAGCAAGTCCAAAAGGGGTTTGGTGTATCTTTATGATGATGGAGAGGGCGAAAAACAGTATGTCTGCGTCCAGACAGGCGCAGATGAGTACGGCTGGGTTGCTGTTGGAACCCCTGACGCTATGGAGGCAACGGTTTATGACCCTTCAGGAGCAGTTGAAAATTCAGGCGGAATACCGAGATATGTAGGAAACGCCGTTTCTGACTCCGAAAGAAGAATAGAGTCATATGTCGATGATTCTGTTTCTGGGAAAATGAATACAACAACATATGATGGGACAGGAACTGTTGCAGCTTCTGGTGGAATTCCGGCATATGTAGCAAACCAAATCAATGCTTCAGTCAGTCAAGCTAACTACACACAGAATAGCTCAAGCGCTAAGGATTATATACAGAACAGGCAATTTTACGATGCCAGCTCAACCAGCGACAGCTATAATTGCTCCTTTGTCGCAGACCCAAGCAAGATGTACGCTATGAAATTTATAGCCGATGGCGATAATTGTGAATTTTTAGCTTATCTCCTCAATTCATCTACCATTAACCACTTCGCCAGCAGTCGAAGTAGAATGGTGATAGACGGGGAGTATTACGATTTTCCTTCCCCCGGAGTCGTTGATGTTACAATTGGTGGTAGAACATATCAGGGGTATCTTATCTTCAAGCCCGGCGTTTTTGCGTTTTTCCAGAGGTATCAAAGCGGAAGTTATTATTATTATATAGGGATACCTCATGCGGATTCTAAGCAACACGTGTGTATGCTATATCATTATTCCGGTTCCTTAGTTCAACTCCCAATGAAGTTTATAGATTTGTCTTCGAGAGAAAAAAGGGCTAACAAGGTTAATACTATTGCCCCGAACAGCACAAACGACCAATACCCTTCCGCTAAGGCTGTTGTTTCTTATATTAACGATACAGCTGAATTACAATCCCGTAAAGTTACGACAATAAGTCCTTCTTCAACGGATTATCAGTATCCCTCAGCAAAAGCAGTCTATGATTTCGTTTCGCAATCTGGCGGCGGGTCTTCTGTGCGTATGGGAACAATCAATCTTGGGACAAGCTGGGGCGGAAACGATCCCTACACTCAATCGGTAACAGTAACGGGTACTACAATAACAGCCAACAGCAAGGTTGATTTACAACCGGACTCTTCTGTTATGGAGCAACTTACTACTGATGGTGTTACTGCTCTGTGGATTGAAAATAACAACGGCGTCCTCACAGCATATGCGATTGGTGGTTCTCCTTCTGTTGCGATGACGGTACAGTGTACTGTTACAGAAATATCTTGAGGAGGAGTTGAATATGAGTATTATTCGTGGTAACGCAATTCTATGTGGGAAAAGTGGTGGAGGCGGTGAGGACAGTCCTTGGGTACATGTTTTAGATAAGACGATTACAGAGGCAATCGACTCAAAAGGGGTTGTATCGAGTATTGGAAGCTTTGTGTTCTACGGTTGCCCAGCACTCACAGTAGCATCGTTCCGTTCTGTAACCTCAATAGGAGAGTCAGCTTTTCGTACTTGCTATTCTCTTACATCAGTATCGTTCCCCATGGTAACAACGATTGGAAGTTTTGCCTTCAATGCATGTACTGCAATTACATCAGTGCTCTTTCAAATGGCAAGGTCAATAGGTGGTTACGCCTTCGATGAATGTTATTCTCTCACAACAGCATCCTTCCCTGCGGTAGAAACAATTGGTTATTCCGCCTTCGATGGATGTCGTTCTCTTACATCAATATCATTCCCTGCGGCAATAACAATTGGTAGTAATGCGTTCCATGGTTGTACTGCACTTACATCAGTATCATTCCCCGCGCTAACAGCAATTGGTTATTACGCCTTCCATGGTTGTACTGCGCTTACAACGGTGTCCTTCCCTGTGGCAACAACAATTGACGGGTACGCGTTCTTGAGATGCACTTCTCTCCCGTCAGTATCCTTCCCTGCGGTAACATCAATTGGCTTGGCTGCCTTCAGTGGTTGTACTGCGCTCACAACGGTTTCATTCCCTGCGGCAATAACAATTATTAGTGATGCCTTCCGCGATTGTACTGCGCTCACAACGGTATCATTCCCTATGGCGGAAACAATCGGTGAGTCTGCCTTCAATGGTTGTACTGCGCTTACAACGGTGTCCTTCCCTGAG